AAACAATATGTAGCGCGCAAATTCAACTCATACGAAGAAGCCGAAGCTTACCGACAGAAAGTAGAAGCAGCCCGAAGAGCGAATGATTTTGATTTTCTGTATGCAGAGATAGAAGCGAAGAAGCGAGAAATCAAAGCAAGGAAAGCCGAGAACGAGAGTAACGAATGCGCCAAAGACACAATACAGAAGTACAACAAATACGACTGGGAAGTAAGAGAAGTATCACCAGAACATATCAAGAAAACACGAAAGCGTCTAGAACACTTCACTCACAAGTTGCTCCTCCCTATGACTGTAAGACGTGAAAAGCTAGACGAGCTAATAAGGCGCATCCACGAAGCCGACCCCGAGCAAATCCTTTGTTGCAATCGTCCCATCACCATACCGCCACACCGCATCATTTTCTTAGGATTTCGCACCCCTCGATTTGGCAGCACCTATGTTTACAGCATAGCGCGCAATTTGCTAGGAGACCACGTGCAGCTCAAAATGAAGCCAATAGACGAGCATATCCCACGGAACGGTACTAAATCACGAAAGGCAGCAAACGAGAAAAACGCAACGAGATCCGAAAATAATTGATGTTTTATTTGGTAGGTGATGGTAAAATAGCCATCTTTGCAACGCACCTTTCGCTATTATGTAGCGTCTTTCTCAACTCTTTAAAAAAACAAACACAATGGAAGAAAAACAATACATGTTGCGTTATCATTTTCAGCACTCACAGCCCGTTCAGCTTTCTAGCTTCGTGAAATCATTGGAAGCCCTAAGTGAAGAGTTTGCAGTTTTTACACACGAACGCGGAGATAAATTGGTTAGTCCCGGTCTCTATTTGGAGAAAGTGGAGGAAGGGAGCATCATCTGTGATTTGGTCGTTCAACTTGGTGCGGGCGTTATTCCTATGATAGAAGGGGTGAATACCCTAGCCGATTTTTTCCAACACCTCAAGACCATTTGGAATCATTTCCTCGGTCGTGGTGAGTTGCCCCCTAACGTAAGCACTAAGAGCTTGCAACGCGCCTCCGCTGTAGTCACTCCAGCAGCAGAAGACCCGAATAGTAGCCTTATCGCCAGCGTTATGGAAGTCACCAACGGCAGCGTCAATGTCTATAACAACTGCAATATCACCATCAACAACCAAGAGAGTAATGCACTTCAAAACAGTGTCAATCGAGAGGTGAATATTCGCAAAGAACAAGAAGTAGAGGAACGTGTATATGAAGGAGTTCTTTTGCAACTAAGTCAGCTCAACAAGGATAAATCAGCCGACTATGGTACAATAGAGAAGCTACACCCCAAACCTGTGAAGCTACTATTTAATGAAGCCGACAAAGGCATTTTGACGGTGGAGGCAGAAGATAATCCTTTTCAGTGGCTCTATTGGGTGGATGTCAAGACAATGGTAGCAGGGGGCAAACTAAAGGCCTACGAGATACTCAAAGTTCGAGAGCGATTTAAGGACGACAATATGACTTAAAACAATCCACAATAAATTCCACCAATTCATTTCAACCACAACAAAAACAACCACAAAGAGCCGTTATTTCGCAAAAAAATCGTACTTTTGTAGGAAGCAATACTCACACGCGTCCTCAGGTGTCACACAACACCCGAGGGCGCATTTTTTGTTTTCTAAAACCTACCACTATCAAACACAAAGGATCAGTATCAGAATTCAAAACGCAGAGAGAAAAAGAACTACTCACTGCTTACAAGCTACAACTTTCCAATCCTCAGCACACAAAGGTTGATATGATTTTTTGGAACGCTGTAGCCAAAACCCCAGCAACAAGATTTTGGGTATCGGTAGACAGAGCCGTAGAAGTAATAGGGAAAATGATACGAGGAGAAGATGTACACACCAAAAGAAGAAAGAACAAAGAAATGTTCGAACATCTATTCGCAGCTGTACTCAAAGAAAAAGAACAAAATCCCCACGGCAAACTAACTCACCTTGTAGAGAGAGCCATTCGTACGCCTGCACCAGAAATGTTTATCACTGCCGGAGTAGCAAAAAAGATTGTCACAAGAATCCGTAGGCGAATGAAAGCTACAACGTTGCAGCGCTTATCACCTTTCTTGTTGTAAACTTATTCTTTTGGCTAGCGCGTACAACACGAGGTATTTCCATTTCTCGCAAAGCAACCCACAAGCCTATTGCACGCGTCATCAAGATATCGTCATGCTTGCCTACAATCGCACCGAACGAACCGTTTTGTTTTTGCTCATAGCACAACAATTCGTCTAGCGCACGTTCATCTCTCTCCGTCCAAGAATGCTCACGTACGCACGATTGCAAATGAGAGATAATAGCTGGCTTCGTTGCTGTATTCGTGTGGAAACCATATTTCGCAGGCGCGCCTTCTTTTATATCCTCAGGACTTCTTTTTCTGGCATACAAATTGGGATAAGCATCTTTCACTAGGTTCAATATAAATCCCGACTGGTCACCATCCACACTTCTATCCTTATCTCTTGTTTCCAACGTATTGGCTTCTATCACTAGGAGCGCATCATCATACCACTTAGCGATTTGCGCAGCCTTCCAAGCCAATAAGTCATGATCTATATGCCCTCGCCACTGTGCCACAACACTAGGCCTACCACCATCCATCAAATTCAATCTGTCAATAACGACTACAACAGACCAGTCTGCTTTTGCACCACGGCCACCAATGTCCACCGCTACAACATAGCGATGCTCCACACGCTCCTCTGCGTCTATTTCCGGTTTTGCCCACACCCAAAGTCCACCACCTTTTTCCTCTGAAAAACGCAAACCATTGAGAGCTTCCTCTCCAGACACGGAATGTCCATAAACCTCCCCTCTCCATTTCGGAGAGCGACACCCAGCACGAAAATCCTCTACTTGATAACGGTCGAAGACTATACGACCCGAATGCACAAAAGCCTCAACCTCATCCGATGGATATTCGCTAGCCATCCCGCCATGGTCGTTGTATTTACTTCGTTCGGATATATACCAGGCTATTGCAGACAATGTTGCACCTCTCTCCCATAGCCACCACAAATAAGCTCCCGACTCCTCACGGTCACTTGTCGCTGTGGTTACCTCTCTGTTTTTCAACAATTGTTTTGCTAGGCTGTTCCGCTCCTCCTCTGTTAACTCTAACGTATACTGTTCAATCTCAAACCAAGAAATAAACACGGGACTAAACTGACTAAGTCCCGATTTTGCAGCTTCATATTCGATATGAAAGAAATTCCCCACACCATTTGCCGTACTTTCGTACACTATCATTGTCATAGGCCGAAGCAACACACCCGAACAAGCGGAACGAACTATATCTTGCGGCTTCTTTCCCAGGGTTTCTTTCCACAGTCCGACCTCCGTTAAGTGGACTAAGTTATAGTCACCACCGCGCGCACTATCAGGACTTTCCGCAGTACCCACTTTAATGTTGCATTTTCTCTGTGGTATGCGATGTATATTCCCACTCTGACCAACACCAACCAATTTACTCTCTTTCTCGCTGTATGCTTCTCCTAATGTATGCAGATAACGAAGGGGGTAAGACGCAATCATTCGCTCAAACATACTCTTCACCTCAGTAGAAGAATTGCTGTGATGCCCCACGATTAAACTATTCAACCCTACGCTGTGTTCCAATTGCAACCAAGCCATATAAAGTTGAGTAGCCGTGGAACCTCCCCATTGGCGCGCCTTTAGCAGTATAACGCGAATTGGACGATTGGACAAGCGCATCTCTTCAAACGAAGTAATCAACTTACGTTGCGGAGCATTCAGCCGAAACAACACATCTTCACCACCGCCTTTAGCCTTGATACGAACGAGCATCGCAGCCCAAAAAGCAAAGTCATACGTAAAACGAACACGAACAAAAGCATCCAGCACCTTTTCTCGCTCTACTACGTTATCTTCACTTTTTATTCGCTTGAGAAACGCACCCACACTCTTTGCTGACTTTAGACTAGCAACCAGCGGAACAGACAACATCGAAGCGGGAATGTATTGCACTGGTAGCGCAAAGTCTGACAACTCAAACTTTACGCGTTCACCAATAGCCCCTTCACCTGTTATAGGGTTAAAAACAGAAGCGCGCAACGACATGCGCTGCGCGTCCTCCTTCAACAACTCAAAAACATCACTAATCATAGCGAACTATTTTCTCATCATACCATCCACAGCATTCACTGCATTCATGTTTGCGCCTGCTTGCGCCTGCTTCAACAACTCGGGGGGTAATCCTTGAGGAGTTTCCCCACGCGACATCTGTTCTTCTTGTTGCTTAAGACTTTCTAGTAGGTCATCTGCAAATGGGAAATCACCAGTTTCAAGTAGTTGAGCCAAAGATATTTGACCACTGCGCCATATCTCCATCAAGAAATCATTCGACAACTGACGGTAAACTGGAGAAGAAGTACTTTCTGCGATATTCAAGTCGAACTCTACGTCACGAATCCGTTTGGGGTCATACACAATAGCAGTGCCACTGCGACCTACGATATTCGTAATTCGCTTTGTATCGTAGAACTGCTGCATATTCTTGACGTCTTTAATTGCCCCCTCTTTTACAAAAGAGCTAAAGCTTTCAAGCAACTCCAACAAAGACGTTGTAGAATTCTGAGTTTGCTGTGCATACAAACTCGCACTCATACCGCTGAATCCTGGCTTACCTTGCAAAGCTCCATTGACACCAGATATATCTTCAAAGAATTTCAGCTGCAAATTCAATACTTCGTTAATACCGATAGCACCAGGACTTGTTCCTGTCATTTGTTGCGGCATGGGCGTGCCATTCTTCGTGCGCACCATAACCACACCATCAGGGCGAGACCATTCGTCCACCATCTCTTCAAAACTCATCTTACCACCCACGGCTTCTTCTGGCACAACCATTGTATTCTTTGCACTATTCTTCATAATCATATCGTGCAAAGCAATCAAACGATTCACGTATCGCTGTTGGTCTACAACATCGCCAACAAAAGAATGTATCTCTCCGTCAATAAATGGATAAGCCTTAAAGACATACGGATGCCCCTTGTGTTCATAAGGTGTCTCGTCTGCTTCCAGTATATCACCAAATGGCGATAAATAGTAATAGTGCCAAAACTCATCCACAAACCACTCGACCTCAATCAATGGTACTTCATCTTCGCTCATACCAACCTCCGCTGCTTGAGCCAATCGAGCTTTGTTTTCCTTATCCACAAGCTCTGCGTAATCTTCTATTTCTATCTTGTAGACATCGCCATTATTGAAGTCGTGACAACGATAACGCGATTTTGTCTCCTTTCGCCACACCTCTATCACACGGCATAAGCTATTATCTACTGGAGCGTAAAATGACAACTCATAATTACTGCCCTCGCCAAAACTGCTGGCGAGAAAATTCTGCAATGCAACTCTGCTAGATGCGTCAGAATAAATGTCCCGAAGTTTTTCTATAGCGTCAGCTGTTCGCGCAAAGCGCGCGCACAAACTAGCGAAACTAACATCGTGTATCTCACCAACCACAGAACAATCCCAACCACGAAAATCACGCATGTTGGCATCGATGAAAAAATGATTAGGTGGCACAGCATCTGTCCAACAATCTAGTTTGTCATTCTTCCAGCCATAGTACTTTCGATGCACAACAAGGCCACTAATAAGGAATTCCTCCATTGCTCGGCCAAGCATCTCGTCCATACGGTTTAGTTGCATATTGTACTGCAACACACCACTCATTGTTTCGCCTAGTCGTTGCTCATCGCGGTCGCGAGCAAAACAAGAAGGCTCTTTGCTTTGGCTGCGCCACACACCAAGCACACTACGCACAAGACGTCTTATGAGGTTATTCTTCAAAGGGACAGTGCCTTGTTCTTTGAGGTATTGTTCTTCAGTAATGGTTCTACCATCTACGCATACCAAGTCTTTCCATTGGTCGCCATAGCAATATCGTTTATTCCGCTCCCTATCTTTCCTAAATTGCTCCATCGCAAGCCAATGACGCTCTGCCTGAAACAACACCTCCATTCCCAAATTTTGAGCATCTGGGAATACAGAAACCTTGCGTTTTTCGCGTTTCTCAACTTTAGGAGTCACGCGCTTTTTATTGAGTAGTATCTGAGACATCTTTATCTTTTTCTGCAAATCTAAGCAAACTAAATCTACTTGCACCCTTAAATGTTCATCGCAATCTATCTCGATGACGCGGCTCGAATTCTATGGTGCAACCAGTCACATAATCTTCTGCTCCTAAATCGCACTTTACGCCAACGCGAAAGTATTTATAAGGACTTCCACTTATACCCCGAATGACACCATCAGCACTAGCAGCTACCGCAACCCAATGACGTAAATCACGACTGCCCCACAACATTGTTCGCACCGCACCGCGCTCAAAACTACCACGCACAATAAGCGTGCGAATAGTTTTCAACATTTCAGCAGCTCCGAGTTTCAAAGCTCGAGTAACAAACCATCCACTCACGGAAATAGGAGTTGTCGCCCTTAACTTCCCATTGCTATTTGGAACAAACTCTACACGATTTCCAAGACCCGACGCAGGACTAGAAGAGTCAGATGCCAATTTAGGTTTACCATAATCTAACAGACGCCCCTCTTTATCCAAAGCTAAGGCATAGGGGTATAAATTCACCACTCTAGACAACGAATGAGGAAGAAAAGACCACTGACGAGATGAAAGGCTATAAACATAGGCATAATTCCCTCCTTCTCCCGATGTAGACTTAAACACAATGATGCGCTGGTTTACATAATCATAAAGGATACGCGCTTCTTTTAGATAGTCCAACAAAGGTTCAATTATGGGAAGCGGAACAGAACTTTCTGTCTTGTTTTTCTTCAACAGCAATTCCAACTGTGGTAAGCCAAACACACCTCCACGCTTCCGGTTGAAGATGGAATCAGAGATGCAGACACATCGCGAACCAGACAACAACATCAATCCACGCTCTGAAACGAACAATACAGCGTCATCTATCTGCGTTATAGAATTGGGATTCACACAAACATCGCGGCTCACCGGTTGTTTTGCACTGAGGGCACCATTGCTCAACGTCTGTAAAGCCCAAACCCCCTCAGTAGTGAAAGCATACACAGGAAATTGGCCATATTGTCCCTCACTCAATGCTTTAACAGCTGCTGACAAACCTAACACTTCTCCACTTCCCAATGTATTTACATGGCCTGCTTCGAAGAAGAATGGATTGTTCACCTCTGATGTATACAATTTATTGAGCAATTCCACTATGTCATCCGAATCCGGAATGGTTTGATGTCTAGGCACAAAAAGCTTATCGTTCTTGATAGTACAATCAAAACCCAACCAAGCATAAGAACCATTTAAAAATGGATGACCTTCCATTTTAACCTCCATTGAAAAGTAAGTCGCTCCATTGTGGTACACCGACACTACAGCCTTATAAACATTCCGATTAGGATGATACAGATAGGGGAGCACCATACCACTAGTCACAGAACCGCAATCCACCTCAAATTGATACTCCTTGCCTCCTTGACGAAGATAGTAATCAATGTGCATACGATAAACGTTGTCTATTGGTCCTTCCGTACTACTAAATTCGTTGTCGCCCCTTCTGGAAGTATTTGTTTTAGTTTCTGTTGTTTCAAATGGCCTCTCCCATCCAAAGCCATGGAAAATGCGCTTTTTCAGATTAGAAAGATTCAATCTCGAGTTGAAGGCAAAACCAACAGATGGAAGCAAGACATCGTGCGAATCATAATCGTCCGTCATCGTCTCCCTATTCACCAAGGTCTTCAGATACCCCTTAGGAATGTCTATATCTCGTTCTCCCTTCTTCAAATCCGAGATAGAGAAAGAAGTTAGATAATAAAAAGTAGACGTCTGAGAAAGCTGAGAACCGATATATTTTTCATCAAACATCGGCAATTGTTTCCCTCTCTCATCTGCAGCAAATTCAGGTGCTACCCCCCAAGTACCATATCCCTGATGACTAAACACGAAGTTGTTAGTGAAAGAAGTTGTTAAACCAAAATGAAATCCCATAGGAATGTTGCTATATTTCGTTCCGTTTTGATCAAACGTAGGCACTCCCTTTGAAATAAAGACATCAACGCTCTTTATAATATCCGACCAACGATCCAATCCATCAACACCGCTAGAAGTTATAAACCGCAAACGGTGAGTAAGACATGCCATAGAGCTACCAACGTTAGACAAAATTGGCATCACACCAGAGGTGGTCAACATCAAAATCGGAGCGGAATGATGAACCAAACTACCATCATACAAACGAAGCGCATAGCGAATAAAGAAGGGATAAATGAACCTCTCTTTCTCTACACCTTCTTCTGCCACCATCTTTACAGCCTCAGCCATTGAGTGATTCAGTCCTTCTGGAGCAAGGTTTAGAGATACACTTCGATAAATCCATTCCGCCCTCAACCCAAACTTTAATCGCACTTCTGGCAAGTGATTGCCCAACGCTTTATATCCTCCATTTGACCAAAGCAGATATTCTATCCCAGTATCTTTGAGAATCATCAACACATTGCCCACGGCAAGCACCTGCTTCACGCTATCAGCCGATAAGCCTAAAGAAGTACGTCTAGACGATGCTTCGTGTAAGTCTCCGTAGGGAAACCAATACAATTTCCCTCCATTCCACAACACGACATTCTTCTGTCCTTCCACCTGATGAATAAACAAGACATCATCATTCCTATCAAGTTTAGCACGCTCACTTGGAGTGAGAACAGGTACTAACCCAGAGCCATCGTTAGACAAGGATTCGCAATGTAGCAGCTCACCGTCTGGACTAATCAACTCTGGAGGGTTAGCGGCATATCCTCGAAATAAAACATCTTGAACCATATTCCCGAACTTATCGTTTATAAAATTTAGCAAGTATCCACAATCCACCAACCAGTCCCCCCACAATACCCAAAAGTGGAATCAGTCCGTAATACCACGGATGGCGCGTTACTACCTTGCGCGCCTTGTCTATGCTGTGCTTAGCTTGGTAGATAGTGTCTACTCTAGAGATGCGCAGTGTATCGTGTCTAATGTGCCAACGCTCGCGCCATCGTTCTTTGATGAGGGTTGCCCCCTCGGTGTAGATGCTATCTCGAAAAAAAATGCTGTCGCGGTGGTAGATGGTTTGCCGTAACGTGTCGCGCTGTGTCACTCTCAGCGTGTCGTGCTTGGTGATGGTGCGCGTTATCTCTTTTGAGGTCGTGCAGCTTGCTAGGATGATAGCAAACAAAGCGGTGAGAATATATCGTATCATTGTAGTTATAGATAAAATCGATAAAACTTTGTGCATCTGTAATTTGGATGGAAATAGTTTTGTGTGTACTTTTGCAGTGTGATTCTCGGATGAGCAACACCCCCTATAAAAGTCCAAACTCTCTTGCTCTCCCCTTGAGATAAAGCCCGATGCCCTACCGCAAAGGGCTTTTCTTCTACACATTGGACTTTGGTGTGGAAGATATGGAGCTATATCTAATGTTGGATGTAGCAAAAAGAAAGGAGGTGTTGCTCATGAAATCCCAGAATCACATTCCAGCTGGAAAGAAACTTATTTTCCGCAAATACTACATCTCGAAGAGTGGTCAAAAGGTCTATCCGAGAAATGGGAAGGCTTTCCCTATGTACGTGGATGAATAAGTAATTCCAATTGGGAGGAACGCGGTAGGGCGTTCCTTTTTCTTTACCTACACGTCCTTTTCATATACAACTTCCACGCCATACTCTTGCGCAGCTTGCCATTCTACACGACAACCGCGTGCATCCTCCCACCCATTGCAGAAGTAAGCAATGCTCGCTTTCGCAAGATACTTGATACTCTCTCCTAAGTAGAGCAGTGGCTTGTTAGGAGAATCTGACGTCTCAAAACGGTCTGCAAAGTACGTTTCAAGCACTTTGTAGCCGTGTTCAGTGAGATACTTCACGGCCTTTTCACGCGCTGCCGTGATTTGTTCGCTGGTGAGTCCGCGCATTGGCTGACTGATAAATCCATATTTCTTCATTGTCTTGTTGTTTTATGTTACACAATCGTCACTGTTATTTCCTCCCCCTTCTTTTGCGCTTCGTGCATCATCTTGTAGAGTTTTTCAAAGGTCGCGCGACTATTTAAGACGGTTCCAATCTGCTTATTTTCTCCGACTAGGATGCAGCCGTGCGTGTCCTGCGCGGTGTTCCCTGCGTGGATAAGCACCCCTTGGAAACCCTTCACACCCACAAGGCGCGGTAATTTGCCACCGCAAACTTGCTTATAAAAAGCCACGCTGCCAAATC